TTGTGGGTCTGAAGGCTTTGGGCGCTCGAATGAACATGCCCAAGCTGCAGGACTTACCGCTACCGCACGACGCCATCCTCACCGCCGAGGACTTCCCAACAGTGGAGCACTATTGCGCCAACGACGTGGAGACCACGGTTGCACTTACTAAGGTGCTAGAGGACCAACTGATGTTGCGGGTCAGGATGTCTCGCGACTACGGTATGGACCTCCGCAGCAAGTCGGATGCGCAACTTGCCGAGCGTTCGCTGATGCATGCGTTGGGGTTGGAGCGAGGTGGTGTGAACACGGTGCCCAGCAGTGTACGCTACACGCCCCCCGCGTACTTAAGCTTCCACACCCCCGCGTTGCAAGCTTTGTTGCGCAAGGTCGCGTCCCACGACTTCGCGATCAACGAAACCGGCCACCCGGTAAACCCAGACTTTTTAGGTAATGAGATTTACGCTACACGCACGGGTCGGTATCAGCTGGGTGTGGGTGGCGTGCATTCTGTTCACGACAAGAGTGTGTGCCACGTGGCTGCAGCGGGCGTGCAGATCGTAGACGTGGATGCGCAGTCGTTCTATCCAAGTCTGCTGATTGTGAACAACTTTGTTCCTGCGGGTCTCGGTCAGCGCTTTACTGATGAACTTAAGAACATCTACGAGCGCCGGTTGGCTGCGAAGAAGGCGGGCGACAAGAACACGGACGCGTCGCTCAAAGTAGCGATCAACAGCGTGTTTGGGCAGCTAGGCAACCGGTTCTCGGTTCTGTACTCGCCGGACTTGCTGCTCGCGGTAACGCTCACGGGTCAGTTGACGTTGTTGATGCTGGTGGAGCGTCTGGAGGCGTGTGGCGCGGAGTGTCTGTCGGCCAACACCGATGGTATCGCGATCCGCGTGACTGACGAGCAGATGCCCGCCGTACAACGTGTGGTCGAGGAGTTTAGCGCGTTGAGCCGGATTGTCTTCGAGTACACTTCGTACAGCGCGTTGGCGCTCAAGGATGTCAACAACTACTTCGCCGTGAAGACCGACAAGCAGGTCAAGGCCAAGGGTATTTACGCCGAACCGGGTTTGAAGAAGAATCCAGCCGCGCCGGTTTGTGCTCGGGCCGTAGGCGAGTGGTTGGCGCGGGGCACTCCCTTCAACAAAACACTCAACGAGGCCCGGTTCGAGGATTTTCTCAGTGCGCGTAACGTGACGGGCGGTGGTGAACAGAACGGCGTCCCGCTGGGTAAGGTGGTGCGCTGGTATATGAGCAACGACACCACGCTCCAACCGCTGCGCTACGTGAGTAATGGTAACAAGGTTCCAAAGACCGATGGTGCGAGAGCCTGTATGGAGCTGCCGTTAGGTAAACCAGCAGACCTAGATCGCCGTTGGTATTGGGCCGAGTGTGTCATCATAGCGTGCAACGTAGGCTGTGCGCGGTTTCTAAGCAAAGAGCATATCAGCATGGCACACGCCGTGCGTAACAAGAAGGTTTCGAAGGAGTTATTATGAATCAAACCGAAGGAAATATGAACACTGTGTACGTTGTACAATACGATCCCGGCAAGGACTTCAGTCCCGCGCGTAAGTTCGGGGACCTCAAGGCCGTATTCAACAATGTACGCAAACCCTACAGCACCGATTTCATGATCAAGCACGCGAGATCGGTTCTTAAGGACTTCAGCGATGGCGACAGTTTGCTCATGGTTGGAGATCCTGCGTTGTGTGGCGTATGTTTTGCGCTTGTAGCCGAAATAAACGGAACCGTTGGTGTACTCAGCTGGGACCGCTTGATATTCGGCTACGAACGAGCCACATGGCGTTTCGACGATGCAGTACTTTACGAAAACGAAGACCTTAACTAACTGGAGAGTTTAATATGTCAGACTGGAAAAACGGACTACGCAAAGGTCCACAGAAAGTCCCGCCACGTATCTGTATTTATTCGACACATGGTGTCGGAAAGAGCACCTTGGCGTCCAAGTTTCCAAACCCAATTTTCATTAGTACTGAAGATGGCTTGGACTCTTTGGACGTAGTGAGCTTTCCGAAAGCGACGTCCATTGAAGACGTTGTAAATAGCATCAAAACGTTGCTCAAAGAAGAACACGATTTCAAAACTGTGGTTGTTGACTCGGTAGACTGGTTAGTCACGCCGCTGATTGAACAGAGTGTTAACAAGCAATACGACGAGAAACAAATGGCTTATGGTAAGGGCCAAGTGTTTGTAGCCGAAGAGTTTCGTGAGATCCTACAGGGATTGGATGCCTTGCGACTGCGCCGCAACATGAACGTTGTGTTGATTGCGCATGCAGCAATACAGCGTTTTGAAGACCCTCGCACTGAAGGCTTCGATCGATATGTTCCGAAGCTGCCTAAAAACTGCAACGCGCTTCTTATGGAGTGGGTTGACGTACTGGCTTTCGCTGCTTTCAAACTTATCATCAAGCGTTCTGACGCTGGTTTCAATCAGCAGAAAACACGCGGTATTACCACTGGCGAGCGACTGTTGCATATGGTAGAGTCTCCTGCATACGTTGCGAAGAACAGGTACAACTGCCCTGAAGAGATCGGGATGACTTTCGAAAATTTCGCAGAAGCTGTACCTATTGTCGGGGTGTGAAATGAGCCGACCATACGTCTATCGAGTGAAAGAAATTTCAACCGGAAAATGGTACATAGGGAGTAAATATGGCAGGGGCGCAGATCCTTTGAAGTTAGGCAAGTCGTATTTCACGAGCAACAAAGAGTTACAGGAAAAGTTCAGTCTTAACCCTGAGCTTTTTCAGACTCAAGTGCTTGTTGAAGGTGACGCTGCTTATGTCCGTGCGGTTGAGAGTACTTTAACAAAACTCTATGACGCTCGAAATGATCCGATGTCATTTAATCGTTACAACGGAAGTCAGAACGGATCTCCCGGAGGTTTGACCGCTGCAAAAACAAAGGTTGGCGTATGCGGTAGAACTCCAGAGAAGATGCGCGAGGATGGAATTAAAGGCGGCAATAAGTGCTACGAGCTTAAAAGGGGTGCTCATGGTCGTTCTAAAGAACTTATGTCTGAGCAAAACAAGCACGCGGCAAAAGTTTCTAGACAGAAATACCCTAATGGTACAATGTCTAAGGAGATGAAACGTGAAGCCGGTTTAAAGTCTACGTCTCAACGCTATACCTGTGTTGGCTGTGGAAGGGTAATGTCCCCTGTATCTTTGGGTCGCCACCAAAAGTCCAGTGGACACACTGGTAAAACTTTATTTATTCAACAACTGTTATAACAAGGAGCATTACATCATGTCTAAATTCGGATTTGATCTTTCTGAAGTCGAAGTTGAACAACCCATCTCTCGCGACCCACTGCCGGAAGGCGAGTACACGCTCACGTGCATCGAGTGCGAAGAGAAGGAAACCCAAACTGGCGGCACTATGTTGGCTGCAAAGTTCGAAGTTATCAAGGGTGATTACACGGGCCGGTGGCTTTGGAACAATTACAACATTGTGAACCGTTCCGAGAAGGCGCAAGCCATTGCACGTCGTCAATTGGCGAGTTGGGCCGCTGCTGCTGGAAAGCCCGACGCGTCCGACACCGATCACTTGCTGGATCGTCCGTTCCGCGCCATCGTTGGGCTGGAAAAAGGCACTAACGGCTATGCTGATCGCAACATTATCCGCGACTATTTGCTGTCCAACAACGGTGCGTCTCCGGCCCCTAAGACCGCCGCGGCAGCGCCCTCCAAACCAGCAACTAAGCCCGTGACTAAACCAGTTGCTCCATCGGGTAAGGCTCTTTGGTCGGAGCCTGATGGCAAGCTGCCTTGGGACGAGTGAGTATAGGACGAGACCCTTCGGGGTCTCTTCTCAACGGGCTGAGGAGGCTGTATGTCTATCGCAAATAAAGTAGTTAGCCGTATTTACGAGGCACTGGAGAAGCAGGAGCGTCGCGCGGATCAGTACCTTGGTCGGCTGGGCGCGTCGTCTATCGGAGACCCTTGCATTCGCAAAGTGTGGTTGAGTTGGCGTGGGTTTTATATCCCTAAGTTCAGTGGACGCACTTTGCGCATATTTAAAACCGGTCATCTGCAGGAGACGCGCATCATCGACGATCTGCGCCTCTCAGGACTGTCCGTATGGGATGCTGACGCGGACGGTAATCAGTTTGAATTCACGGACCCGCTCTCTGGGCACTTTATAGCGAAGGTGGACGGGGTTGTGAAAGCCTTGCCTGAGGACCCTGATACACCGCACATGATGGAAGTGAAAACCCACAGCGACAAGTCCTTCAAGGATCTAACCAAGCATGGCGTCCTCAAGAGCAAACCTATGCACTGGTATCAGATGCAGTCGGGTATGCTTTACGGTGGCTTCAACCGCGGGCTGTACGTGGCGTTGAACAAGAACGATGAGCAGTTCTACGTGGAGACGGTGGAGCCTTGCGAGGAAACGCAAATGCGTGTGCAAAAGCGCGTGGCCAACCTCGTGCGCACCACGATCGCGCCCTCGCGTATCGCGGATAGTTCGGACTCCTTCGCCTGTAAGTTTTGCGATGCGAAAGAGGTGTGTTGGAACGAGGCCCCTGCCGAACGCAACTGTCGCACCTGCACAAACTGTTCGCCGGGCGCGGAAGGGACGTGGGTATGTAACATGCTGGGCGAGACGCGCAGTTTTGACGGGCAACGGGCCGGTTGCGAGCATCACGTGGGGTTTCTATGACTATTACCATAGGTATCGACCCGGGTCTGGGTGGCGCGATAGGTGTGCTGAACTGTGGTAAGTTTGTTTCGGTCACCGATATGCCCACGACGCTGCGTGGTTCTGGTTCGGTGAAATCTGAGGTCAACGGCGTGGCGCTCGTACAGATTCTAAGGACCGCGGTTCCTGCGGACATGGCGGGATGCGTGGCGTTGGAAAGGGTAAACGCGATGCCCGGTCAAGGCGTCTCCTCAGTTTTCAGCCTTGGGGATTCCTTCGGTTCGGCCCGCGCCGCGGTAGGGGCCGTGGGGTTCGAGCTACATTTGGTGCTACCCGCTAAGTGGAAAAAGCACTTTGGGCTATCCTCCGATAAGGAAGCGGCCCGCGCCCTAGCAACTCGCCTGTTTCCGGAGGCCCCGCTAGGGCTTAAAAAGTATGTTGACCGGGCTGAGGCGCTTCTGATTGCCCGTTGGTTGTGGGAAAACAAC